GATGTAAGTTCGCGTACGACGAACATAGCAGAAGAATATCTTAAGAATTGTGCTGCTGACAAGAAGTCTACAGCGCCTGTTGTTGTTGGGGATCCAAACTTTTCGGCAAGCGTAGCTTCTGTATCAACCAGTGTAGCTTTCTTGGCGGGACCCCATCGAAAATTCCCTACGAAGGCACCAGTAGTAGATTGGACGTTTGGGACAAAACCCGAAAGGTCTACTTCTTTTACTGTTATCGCAGGAGATTCAGAGGGACTAAATGCTGCCATTTCTCTTTTCCTTTTGAGTTAATGATAAGATGTCATGATAAGGATGTTCAATTACCGTTATTTATAATCTTTTTATTCTCAGTAATATTCCTCTACCCATGGCTTACCTCTACCGATATTCCATGGATCATCTGGTTCTGGTTCAGGAGTATCAGCTAAACCATCATCATGGTAGCCCCAATCCAGTATATCATTCTCTATCTCGTTCATTCTTTGTTTAAACATCATTTCTTTCATAGATATGTCTGTCATATCCATAAACCTATCACCAAGAGTAAAGTATCCAAACATTACTAGATTCATCATTAGATCATCATGATTACCATCAGATGCTTCATATGACTGACCTTTAGCAACAAATGTAGACATCTCAATGATAGTATCTTGATCGTGTATAGTAAGTTTTCTACTTTCTACTATATCTTTAATTGTAGAACAACCAAGACGTTTTACTTTCTTATTCATCATAACACCTAAACCATTTGCTTTCAAAGCAGACTCTAGATGTAGGTTCTCATACTCTAATTCATGATACAATCCATTACATACAATTGTACCTTGATCATTATTCTCTACTACAACATAAGCTTCGTTATAATTAAAACAGTACTTATATATGATATTAGGAAACAGTAAAGGTGATATACGATTGTTCTTATATACACATACCTGCTCAAATGGAGATACAGAAACGTCTATAATATTAAATGTACTATAATCACCACCAACACCCTTTGCAACATCAACAGTACAGATATAGTTATGATCTTTCTCAGGTTCTTTATATACTAAGAGGTTTCCACCCTCTAATACTTTAATAGGATCCTTAGCCCTAAGCTCCATAAGGATAGAGCCGTCTATGAGTGTATCTCCAGTGCCAAAGAAGGTATTACCAAACTCTTGATCGAATTGCAAGAGAGAGGTGTTAGATATAGTCTGTTGTTTCCATTCTTCATCACGTCCTGGAACATCCCACCAATCAACTCTAAAAGGTATATAATCATTTGTACCTTGTACAGCACCTTCCCAAAGCTTATGAAACATATTGCCAACACCGTTAGCAGTAGATGTAATAATAACCTTAGTGTTAGTACCAGATGAAATAACAGGATATGTTGATGTATAGAATGTAGCTGCATCATCAACGAACGCAAACTCGTCTAAGTATAGAAGGTTAACAGACATACCACGAATAGATGATCCTGAAGTAGCTGCAGCAACGATACGAGAGTTATTACTAAACTCTATTGATTTCTTATTGAGTGATTTACATCCTGGTTGTAGATAGAACGGTAGGTTCTCTAACATAAGAATAACTCTACCAAGCATCTCCATAGATGTTGAGCCTTTGTTAGCTAAGATAGCAACAACCTTCTCAGGATGAAATACAGCAAACCAAAGTATATAAGCAACTGATGATATAGACTTACCAGATTGTCTACAAGCTAGAACAATAGAGAAACGTTCATTAGTAAAGTGTTCAAACATCTTACTCTGATAGTCATAGAGCTCAAAGTTAACCAACCCTTTGTCAAGGTGAATAATTTTACAGAATTTTGATGCAAAGTAAGAAGGATCTTTCATACACTTCTTGTATTCTTCTACTTCGAATACATTGAATTGTGTAGTTACTCCGTCACGTTTTACATTAGGATTACCTAAATATGTATCATTCATCTTCGTGTTCTATTGCTTCCACATCTTTCATCAACATACGTTGCAGATCAGTAGTTGATCCGACAAAAACATTATTATTAGTTGTTGGAAGAGCAGGAACTTCTTTCTTTTCCATATCATGTTTCTTCTTATGAATATCAATAAGAGAATCACCAGCGTCTGATACATTTTTTAACATACCAGAAAGAACTTCATAAGCTCTAGGATGCTCTGTAGCACGAGCAACCTGAATCATATCTTCTAAGGCTTCTTCACCTTTTATGAGAAGTCCATGCTTAATTCTTCGTACTAGTTCAAAATCATTTTCTTTATTATCATTCGTGCTCATAATTGTAAACTTCCGAGAATCCATAATCACTGTCTGCACTAACACCAGGAGGTGTAGGAGTTATTGTAATAGTTAAGTAGTCACTATCAGCTAAACCATCATTCTCTAAATCAATCTTAGGTATAGCTTTTGTAATAACATTCTTATCAGCAATAGGTCCGTAGAAGTTTGCTTTCATTTCGAATGTAAGAGTATATATAATAGTTCTTCTGGTTGCAACATCACCTTCAAAGTCATCAGCAAAGTCAACTGACTGAAGAGTGATAGGTACATCTTCCTTTAAATTTGGATAAGCAGCTAGAGGAGACATTGTAAGGTTATACTGAGGAGCAAAGTAAGGCATAATTTGCTCTACTATCTGTAGCGCATCGTCTTGAGTCTTAGCATATACGTTTAACTGAAACGTAATATTGTATGGTACGTATGTATTAATTTTAGCTCTTTGATCAGCTGTAGCCCCAGTCTGCATAAAGTTAGATGTCTTTTGCAATTGTCTTGTTGGATCATATGTATAAGATACAATCTCAAAAGACATTCTAGGAAGCTTAAGAGCTACTCGTTGTCCTGAGATTAAATCAGACTGCTCTCTAATACGGTCAATAAATTTATTTTTAGGAGCATATGATAGAGGTACTTTTACAGTACTAATTACTGATCCTGCTGAGTTCTTTCTTAGTACATAGATATCATTAAACACCCTACCAAAGATGGCTACTGATCGTCTAATACGTTCGTGATAGAAATAATTACCAAACATTAACTAGGCTCTCCAAATGGGTTCGATTCACTAAAGTCTAAGAAGTCAGTTAATGTATCAAAGTATTCGTTTTGTTCGTTAGCAGCTATTTGATTATCTTCTGTTACTGCTGTAACTAATGCAATAGAGAATACGCTATTAACTCCAGGATCATGATCCTTTGTACCAACTATCTGCAGACCTGTAGTAAAGTTATGGAACTTACCGTCATTCGCACCTGCATGTATAACTCCTAATGTATTAGTATCAGGGTTATAAGATGCGACTTCACCAGACATTATAGTACCATCTGCTAGAGTTTGATTAACTGTTTCTCCGACTTCAAATCCACGTGAGTCACTATCAAGTACAAGGTTAAACTTATATGCATAGTCTTGTTCAATATCATCTATAGCATCTACACCTGTATCTAGATCCTCATCGTTGTATTCGAAGAGCTCACAGCGCAACTTGTATGTTGGAAGATTAGCTAACTGATAGAAAGGCTGTTCATGCTCTACATGAGTGATCTGAAATAGTTTAGATGAGAATGGAATATAGAGCAAATCACCTTCAGCAGGTCTTGCAATAGTTATCTCATTATCATGTCTATGAGTTGTTTGCATCCATCTGCGTTTTGATACAACAAACGTTGCTTGGTCTCGTATCTCTACTCCAAACTTTGTAAATAGATCTCCCTCACCGTCAAACCCATCTACATTCTCAATCCACATCTCAATCTTATAGGATGAGTTAAATCTAGAAGGAACATCATCACCTAAAACTCTATCTTCATTAACAATATCTCTAGGCAGATAATAAATATCTTGCCCATACATCTTTAAGGACTCTATTACGATATCTTCGTATAGACTCTGCTCTGATCTTACTGCTTGACTGAAATATGGATTAGTTGCCATTGTTTATCCTACAAAGAAATCTGCGGGCATCTCGTGTTCTAGTCTGATTGATTCTCTCAGACGATCAATATCACCTTGAGCATCATCATATAATTGCCGACCGTTTATCATAACTCCTCCAGGTAATTGCATACCTTCAAACTTCATAAGGTTTTGACCCCATTGCATTTTTATAAGAGCTGTAGTATATTCTTTTAACCACATATCGTTATATACTTTAGTATGAGTATCAGCATCAATAACTTCATAGATTTCAATGATAATATAATCACCTTGTTTGATATCTTTGTTAGCGAACTCACCGTGAATATAAAGTCTATTCTGTTTACGTATAAAGTTAACCTGAGGGTTACCATTCATTCTCATATCAAGTAATGATAGGTACTGCTGCATTTGCTCATAGTATGCAAGGTCACCAATATAACTATGCATATTAGCAATATCGTTTAGATGTAACTGATACTTAACATCAAAGAAGTTTCTTGTCATAGTACCACCATCAACAGAGAACATTCTAGCGACAAACTGAACACTGTCACTCAGAGTAATATACTCATTAGTGACATCGTCTGCTGTAACTTGATGCTTAAGAAATGTTCTCATAGTAGCATCTGAGTGAAACTCTTGATAGTACTGTATTGCTTCGTCTACCCGGTCTTCTTGCTGATCAGGATCAACGTTAATCTCAATAACAGGGTCACCTAATCTACGTAAACAGTAATCTATTAGAGTAGCTCTTGAATTTGGAATAGCCATAAATTATCATCCATATGTAATAGTTACGTCTATTTA